TAGTGGGGATCCAGATATATTATTGACAGTCAGTGTTGGATTGAAACCAAAATTGACTGCTTGACTTTCTATTGTTTTTGTTGTTCTTGGCTTTGGGACATCCAAAAATGTTGGTCCTTGAAATTCGACTTCATACCCTTTGACATATGCTTTTCCCGGACTAATTTTATAGATAGCCAAATCTTCGGTTGGTATGGAACCTGAGTATGTTAATTCCCCACTGTTAAATATTCCGCCATTTCCTAGACCATTGTTCAGACTTTCTTTGCAATATGTTGTAAACGATTTTATGTAATAATGTCCAGACTCATCGAAAGTTCTTTTTGCTAGTTCGTCCCCTAAAATATTATAGTCTGTATTATTGTTTATTTCTCTCAGGATACCATTTTGTACAGTGGACAATTGTACAAAATTCGCATTGTCATAATCATTTATTTCTTTTTTGTATAGAGTTGCAGTTATTTTCAATCTATCTGCTCCTGGGGCAGAATAATTATTGTATCCTTGCGAATTGTCTGTTAAAGAAGTGTCTTCGTCGGCAGTGACAATTTCTTCATTTATTAATAAACCTACTCTATAGCTTGGTGTGTTTGTATACTGATCCAAGATCAGTATCTCATCCTGAACTTCAACAAAAGTTCCTCTAAGGAAGTACACTCCATTAGATAAAGCAAATGCAGATCCAATTGAAGTGCAATTTTCGGAAATAGTAGAAGCAAATCCCTCACCAGAAGTTATAAAAGTATTTCCAAACTGTATTGGGCTCTCGGGATATAATACTTCACCATCATCGAATTCTCTTTTTGTGAAATCATTTGTAGATGACTCTAAGTAATCAACATATAAAGTAATATTTCCTCTCTCCGATTCTTCTGATGTCAATACTTTTATAATTTTTGCTTTTACTCCAGATGCTCTTCCGTATATAGTAGAACCAACTAAATTATTTAAATACAATGAAACTGGAATCCCAGAAAATTCACTGTTTATCTCGACTGCATAAAAATTACTAACATAAGTTAATTGGCCAGGTATTACTTTTGCTCCTTCTTTGAAGAAATGGGAACCAAATTGTTCTACTTGGTTTTGTAAAATGGATTGTAAAGTAGTTAATTCTCTTGCTTGAACTGGATATTCTGGTTTGAATAGTACCCTATAGTAGTTTTTAGTTTTATCAAAGTCATCAAAATATGGTGATACATTTAGATTTATTTCTTGTGGCATAATTTTTACCTAGAATTGCAAAATAACTTTGATGTCTTCTTTTTGATTTTTTGATCTAGTTATTGATGGCCTATTGTCAATATAGATCATTTCTCCTGAGTATTTTTTTACTTCTGGATTTGAAATGCCATTAGTAAAATATTGCCCGAGGTTATATGTTATTGAATTTATAGTTGTACTAAAACCAGTAAAACTAGAATCTATGGATAAATTATTTATAGTACCATTTATTGTTTGTCCTGAAGGAGAAAATTTAATAAGGTTGTATCCAAATTCTGGTGTAGCTCTTAAAAATGCTGATCCAGTTTGAAATCCAACATTACTTCTATCTTGCCAATACTTCAAAACACCAGTTTTATTATCATACGATACTACCCTACCAACAGCAGTGCCCACTCCAGCTATTGTTTGGGTAATTTTTGAATTCGCTGGGAATATAGCCTCTTCAATATTTCCAGCCAATTTTATGGCATTTGTATTACTGGCTTTTTGTGTTTGTAATATACTAGTAGAATCAAATGATATTGGATTTTTTATTATTCCTATTCTAGCTATTTTATTTCCAGTAATAAAGTCAGGATTTAAATCATCATTTTCAATTCTAGAATAAATTAATATACTTTTTGCCCCAAGTTCTGAATATATATTTTTTCCATGTCCACCTGGTGGTGGTATTATAACTTCAAAACTCGGTAAAATATCCCCAGATATTCCAACACCAGAAAAATCTACAACCCCATATGTGTAATTTTGGCCACCATCAGTCACATTTATTGACTCTACTTTACCATCAGTTCCTACTACTATTGTTGCCTTTCCGCCAACTCCATCCCCAAGAATTGGAACATTTGTATAAGATATTGTAGAATTTGATAGTCCACTCCCTCTATTTGTTATTAATATGGTTTTGATTTGTCCACTTGCAGACGAATTCGCATGTTCTCTTATTGCTGCATTCTCTGAACTTGTAAGCCAATTCTTTGGCGTTGGTATGTAATTTAATGAATCGAATTTTACGAGGTCATTCGGCTTTATCGTGTATAGATACTTCCAAATGTACCCATCTCCGCTACTTCCTGCTGCCCTTGGTTCCAGGTCTGTAAAAGTTGGCTCATCTAAAGACGGTTTTCCATTGGGATTTTCCGGATCTGTTCCGTTATTGATGCATATATAAACCCTATATTCACTGTTCATCACATAAAAGTTGGATTCATATAAGCTCGTTCTATTTGATGGTCTCGATAGATTATTTCTACTTATATTATGTTTATACATGTCATATGTGACTCCAGATTCCCATTCTATTCTTCTTATGACCTGTCTTACATCTTCCGGATTTATTTTCTTCAATGCAATTATGGTATCCCATATATCATTATAATTATCAAAAGAATCTATTGGATCTAATGGGCTAGTTTCCCAATCAGATTTGTAGTCAGTTGGGTTGGTGAGGCCAACAAATGAATAATAAGAATTTGTAGTGGATCCAATGGAATTTGAAAAATTTTCAGCACTTAATATTCTAAATTGATCTGTTATAATAGCAGACATTGACTTTTTGGACTTTTTTAATATTTATCTTAGTTTATAAATTATTATAATTTTGGGTTCTTAGTTGGTTATATCTTCTAACTATTGGTGTACTATTGAGACCAACAACTCCATAATCCGGACTTACTGAAAACTCTTTTTTGGTACTTGGTACATTGATTAGTCCCCAACTGTAATCTCCGAAGTATTCACTATATCCAATTCCAGATAAACCATTATAATCCGAAATGCTGACAACAACTTTTTTTACCGTAGTGCTACCAATCCCATAAACCTCAGTTGTTCCGGTGGAAACAGAAATTACTTGATATATGTTATCAATTCCAGTAGTTCCAATTCCAATTATAGTACCATCTTTTCTCAGCGAAGTTACTCCATGGCCAACTTTTGAATTCGAAACTTTAAAATAATAATTTTCTAGTATTTGACTTTCGTCTACTATTGGATCTACAATAGAAGAATTTCTTAGGTACGAATCTTGTGATATGAAAAGATCAAAAACTAAAGCAGTGGACGCAAACCCAATACTAGCTGTATTGATTCCACTAATTATGCCAAAATCACCAAAGTATGAAACTTTGTCTATGTATTCTCTAGTTAATTTTGGTGGCTCTATATGAACTATTGGTGGGTTTGTAACTGAGTATCCACTTCCTGGTGAAGTTATTTGAACTGTTGAGACACTTTGATTTGATATAGCTGATGATAATTTTGCTCTTTGCGTTGTTCCTATCCCGATTGGACTTTGGATCGAGACTTCGGGAGCAGATACATATCCAAATCCACCATCTATTATATCAATCATAGCAATCGTTCCTGCAACAGAAACAATTGCTGTTGCAATTGCAGGAGTTAAATTTTTATTGTCAATTATTTCAATTTTATTAATAATGTTTTCAGTTGTATTTTCAATTTTGGGATCGAATATTGACTTAATTGAATCGACAAAAATTTGCGTGGATCCTATGCCAACTGTTTGTATTATATTTGAAACCGGAAAAATATTTGCTTCATACCGGACTCTATTTTTATTGACTTCAATTCCATCTACTATAGTATCATTTCTTTGTTTGCACCATTCAATTGGTCTATAATAGTCTAAGTTAGATGTAACACCCACTGAATTGTATATATTTGTACCGACTACATCAGGGAGCAAAATATCAGTAACCAATCTATCGTCTTCAATATTTTTATATTTTTCGCCAATCAATCTTACTGTATCTCCAATTTTCACAGTTTCGAGTATGTCAACATCAATAACATCAATTTCCGGTGTTCCCCTATAAAAAATAATTTTGCATGTGTCTCCAATTTTTGGTGCTTCAGTAAATGTGATAGTGCTTCCTCCATTGAATGTGTAGGCACTGTCTGGATCTTGTAAAATACCATTTATGAAAATCAAAAGGACATATTTCAAGTCTATATTAGATCCTTTCTTGGACAATATTGCAAACCTATTTCCATTGTCTGATATTGGGAAAGTTTTTCTGTTTCCAGTAAATAAGTGTTCTATATCATCTAATTTTCGTAATTCTCCTATTGACCAACCAGCAAAACTATCATCATAAATTTCATTAACTTTTATTAAAAATGGTTCAAATAGTTTTGATGTATCAGTTGGTATTCCAGATGTTCCACCAGATTCTATCGTCAGGACATCTCCATTTTTGTATGAATATCCAAAATTTGTTATATTGAAATCTATAATACTAGAACCTTGTCCCACAACAATATCAATTTTTGCTTGTGACCCAATGCCACTACTAGAAGAATGATAAATTAAGTTTAAATTGGAATAAGAAATTGGATCATCAAAAACTACTTGTGGTGGATTAGTAGAAGTGTATCCCAATCCAGGATTTGTTATCGCTACGCTCACAATATGCCCATCAAAAATAGACGCAATTCCAACATATTCAATATTTGGTGTTCCCACACTTAATGTCTGTACACCAACTCGAACTATATGTTGAGCAAAACTTCTATAACCAGAACCACTATTAGCAATACTAATAGATTCTATTGTTCCAGCAGCAGATACGATTGCTTCTCCTCCTGCAGTTATAAGTGGTTGGTATCCAAATCCACCACTAGAAGCAATAGAAACTATAATTCCTCCTCTAGGAACACCAGCATTATTTGGGTCATATAATGCGGATGTTGCGGTACCAGTAAAATTTAGTTCAGTTTCTAGTGGTGGTTCAGATAGATTATAATCATCTTCCGGACTTTGAAATATACTATTAACCAAAATTATTGAATTTGAAGTAGAAAATCCAGCTATATTTTGATTATTTGAAGTTAATGTGAAATTTTTTGTTACCGCATCGAATTTGCTACTAATATCATCAAATATATAATTTTTTTTGTATGTGTGCTCACTTGAGCCAGGAACTCCAGATCTAAGAAATACTCTTCCTTGGAATGTAGATCGTATGTTTATGTCCCCTTCTACATCATCATATATTGGACCATAAGGAGCATCCGAAAAATATATTTTACTACCTACTATATTGTAATTTCCCTTTAATTTTGTTATTTTGGTGTTGCTTGTATGGGGAGAAAGGATAGTTCCCAATACTGGCCTCTCTACTTCGACGAAATTAGTACTTCCAACACC